GTCTGGACATGCCGCCATTAGTACCCCATCACAATAGGTTAGCTAGCTTGAGCTACTAGCTCTTCTATTGCCACCCACCGTTTCTGAAATTTCAGAAGCGGTCGTTGCGGCGTTCCCGAAACCCATACATCATATGGGGAAGGGTCTTCAGTGAAATACTGAAGCAACGCAGATTCGCCATTGGTCAGCGGCTCACGGTGTTGGACACTAATTATGGTCACAACCCAAGCCTCGATACGCTGAAGATTGACATTCCAACGACAACGATTGTAGTTGGACATGTCCCTTGTACGTATCTTAAGACCAAAAGCACCGGACCTCATTGGTACCATGGGCAAAGCCCTTGGTAGTGTCGACGCTACAGATCGACTGGTGTGCAGATAGAACTTCTTGTAAAAGTTGTTACTGCACTCCACCGTTGTAGCTAGAGACTCCGGTTTGCCGTCATTCTCGCCTTTCCAATAGACGGGAGTCACATCGACCCCGTCAAAGGCGTCAATACCGCAGCTCTCTCTGAACCTTCCGGTCCAGAAAGACTTCGAGGCATTGACCTTGAAATCAAGGATTTCAAGAAGCGAGAAAAACAGCTCCCGACTGTCAACTGGGATGATGATGTCATCCCCGAAAACGGACACCTCTCCTGCGAGCGATCGAATATTTCGAGTCGTAGGGCGAAGCCCGCGTGCTGAAAGTACGCAGGTAATCGCAACGCCAAGAAATATAAGAGACTCAACAGGAAAGGTACAGGCGCTCCCCATAGTTGAGAACTTTCTCAACTCGATAAGATCCGGTACGGAAGTACTGAGATCCTGTCGCAAGACGGGGGTCCTACACGCAGCAAGATAGGTCAATAGACGCGGATTGCGTCTAAAGAACTGGCCTACCGCGTGGCACGTAACGCGATCGCTGGCAGCCGAAAGATCGACTGTACAAAGCGATCCGTCCAGAGACCCACGACGGCAGAGAGTTTGGTTACGAGTCTGATCGCGAAAGCGAAGAAACTTTGATAACCAAGTTCCACCAACGCGGCTCCGAAAGTAGTCCCACAAATTTTGTTGGCACCACTGTCGGGAACAGGGTTCCGCGGCGATAAGCCGCGGCTTCCTGTAGTCTTTGGGGACGGCAACGAGTCGAGACGAATGAGACCTTCCGGATACCAGGTCACCGGCGATTGATCGTCGATGTCCTGGTCCAGCTGGTCCCCGGAGACCTCCGAAGAGGTCCCCAGGGTTTTCTCCCTCGTCTCCCTCAATTTGTCGCCCCATAGAACATGCTCTATCTTTGCAACGGCATGAGCCGGAACATCGACATGAGCAAGAACTATGGCTACGCGCCCAACTTCCAAAGTTATGGTAACCATAACTTGAAATTGGGAAGGATTTGTCCAGAGTATCGTCCCAGCCGTCTGTGAGAAGTTTGTACTTCTCCGGACGGCCAGGCGCCTCTGAAACAGCACCTGGTCCGTGCTTGAACGACCAACGATTCGGGTCATAATGCCCGAGGCTGGCCGTAAGAATGCTTGACACTTTATCAAGCATTCCAAGGAGGTCTTCCACCCGTGACGGGGACCGGCAAAACCGATCCATGTCTCCAACAACAACCTTGGCCCGATAGTAGGGCGAGTTACCATACCCATGGTAAGTCTCCTGAAATTGAGCCTCAGTTGGGTTAGATACCCAAACCTGATCAGGCTCGGGTAACGATTGGTCGACATCGTAGAATTCGCGGACTTCCGTCCGCGTCTTCTCTTCACTACAAGTGAAGGGCGCCTTCTTCGCCATCAGTAAAATCTGACGGAGAAAAAGAACCGCTTGGATGTCATAATCCTCCTTCAAGCATCCTGTCTCGTGAAAAACAAGTAAGTAGAGTCCCCTAAGAAACTTAGGGATCACTACTCTGCCAGAAAACCTCTTCGTCAGAGGTAATCCTGACAGTTCGTACTTGCCGCCGGCAAGACACCTATCAAGGTGCTTACCAACTGCTGGGAGGTCTTGGAGGTAAACTCCAATTCCCCTTTGCACCACGAGACATCGAAGACGGGCGAGATCTTTCTCGAATTCCGCCTTCAGCGTCGGGTAGGCCTGCGAGGCATCCTTGAAGATTGCCTCGTAGACCCTGCTCAACTCCCCAACATGGCAATTAGACATACTTGGGATAATCTCCTAAGAAATGTCCCATGCTGTTAGGGAACACACAACCAATGCAAGGTTGGGGCGTAACGACGAGTTACGATTCCCAGCCGAGCATACTCGTTAGAAATGCCCCCGACGAAGCGATCGCGAGATCGGCAACGGCGTCGGCAAGATCTTTCGAGGTCTCGGAAGGTAGTACCTCCCAAACGAAGTAGAACTTTCGTTGATACTCCGCAACATCCCCGGCCGCGAAGATAGTTTGCACAACCTCAAAGTTGTGCCTATCATACGACGGTCGGCCGTTGCTAGCAGACGTCTTGTTATGACGGATGCGGGCACGGTATTCAGACGTTGAGTTCTTGAACATGTACTCCGAAGAGTACGCGTCCTGGTTGATCTTCACAAGTGTGATGTCACCACCAACCTGCGGAAGAACAAGTGTGTTACCTAACATGGGAGTTATCCTCTGGCACTGTAGGACTTAAGCACCCGGCAATAGCCGGAGTGCTGCCAGCGATGCCAGGATCGACATCTTCCCACCATCAATGATGGGAAGGGTAGGGAAAGGAAACGGGAGCACAGGAGTGCATGGATAGCGCTCCTTACGCTCATACCACAACACGTAATCACTATCCAATGTGATCCACGGCGTTGAGATACTGCGATCTACTTTTGCATCAATGTTGCGAAACATACGACGCATTACGCAGATCTTCTGCCAATGCAGATCAAGACTGTTATTCGTCGCGGCGATTACATCGCCGATGTTCGAAAACCAGTCTATTAGCCACGACCAGGGAGTCAATTCCCAAGCCGTAGCTAAGGCTTCATGGGACGTGATGCCGTAATTGAGGCGATTCGCTAAAGATTTTAGCGGACCGAATCCCATTTGCGGTAACATCGCGTCGGGCGCAAGTTTCCACTGCGCCGTACCCCACACCTCTTTAACAAGGTGATGATGAAGCGGTCCCTGTAAGAGGACCCCAAAACCGGCATGATACCAATGATTGGTCTCAGCGCCGATAATGGCTTCAGATCTGCCCAGGTGGCACCGTCTCTTCATGACACGACCATCGCGCAAACTATATAGCTCTGCAAGGCGATTATCAAACGCACGAGCAAAGTTACACAACTTGCGCAAGTCACTCAACATAGGCCTCACGGCCCAACGCCACGAAAGGTGGCTTTGGGCGACTTTCCTAAGAAAGCCGTCTCCGCGAACCTTGACGAGTGAAGGAAGATCCTTGAGTTCACCAATGATCGTCGGTACACTCACGTGAGGTACAGACGGGTTGGTGCCAGCAAGGATAGACCATGCGAGGTTATTCAGGTCAATGCCTGTCAAACCTCCCCAATGGTTAATGGGATCGAACACCGTAATCTGATCCGCTATGGGGAAGCCTACGAATTCGTGGGCCTTCACACCAGTAGTCGGATCATATCTTACGCCGTTCAGACAAGGGTAATGTGTGACGCGAGTGTTCTTCACGAAATGGTTTACACCATCTCGGTTGCCCACTACGTCATCACAGCTCTCGTCTACTCCATCACGCTTGCTTCCACTAGCAACGAACGGAGGGTCGGTAAACGGAGGAGTTGTATCGTAAAGATACATACTACCAAACGTCTCGACCCGAAGATCACGCGAGCGGAAGCGAGAAGGCATGAGGAAGTCCCTTCCTGTCAGTCAAACCCTAAGGGCGGACATTTGTCCAACGAGAATAGTTCTCATAGGGCTCCCACAACGAGTGGGAGC